GTTGATACTGCGAATGCTTTCAAATTCATCGTTGATGATATTGAAACTAACATGTCGCACGTTAACTTCAGAGATGTAGCAACTTCTTCAGCAGCTTACGCATTGCGTGATGCTTTTGATGAAGGTGTAATTGCAGCTATGATTGCAGGTGTCTCCGCGTCTAGTCCTAACCATATACTTGGTTCAGACAACGCAACTGACCTTGCTGCTGGTACTTTTGACGGTACTGGTAACTTAGACATAGGCTTTGGTTCTAGCGAACACGATCCTATTGATGTGATGTCTCACATGGCTAGATTACTTGATGAGTCAAACATACCTGAAGAGGGACGATGGTTCTTAGCGAATCCAGAGTTCTATGAAGTACTTGCTTCAAGCTCTTCTAAACTTCTTTCAGTGGACTATAATGGTGGTCAGGGATCTATCCGTAATGGATTAGTATCTTCTGGTAAGCTACGTGGTTTTAACATGTATAAAACTAACAACATTGCTGCAACGTCTAACGCTGCTGGTGTATGTATTGGTGGTCACATGTCAGCAACTGCAACTGCTCAGACTATTACAAGCACTGAGGTCATCCGTGACCCTGATAGCTTTGGTGACATTGTACGTGGACTACACGTATACGGTTCTAAAGTACTCAGACCTGACGCTCTTGTGTCAGCATTCTACGGAATCGACTAGTATAAACTGGGGATGGGGTCTTTAATTAGACCCCTAAACCTTTGGAGTATTTACAATGCCACAAATAGGAAGTAATAAAGAACCTGTATTTTTACGGGGAGCTAATAAAAAAAGAGGTAAGCAATTAGGTCTTACTGGAAAATTTTACAGTTCTGAAAGTTTAAAAAACTATCAAGATAATTATGACCGTATTTTTAAAAGTAACGGGAGTCAGTCGAATGATGTACATGATGAGTGAAAAAGAAATGGAAAACAATACAGATAGAAAAATAGTAGCTGACGGTAAGACAGGGTACAAGAGTATCTTTGAGTTAGAAGGTCAGTTTGCAAATGACGGACACGCACAAGGTGCAAAGTTTAGTATGGAACAACGAATGAGAACTATGGGGTACTAATGGCTACAACATATCTCCAATTAGCGAATCAAGTCTTACGAGAAATGAATGAAGTAGAGCTTACGTCTTCTGGCTTTACAACTTCTGTAGGAGTACAAACGCACATAAAAGATTTAATAAATAGATCTTACTTAGATATGGTTAATGAAGAACCTCAGTGGCCTTTTTTAGCTACTGGTGAATCAGGTTCTACAGATCCAATGTACGGTAATACATATATTGAAACTGTAGCTGGTACAAGATGGTATGAATTAAAGCCAGCATCTAGTAGTCTTACAACAGATTATGGTTATATTGATTGGGATAATTTTTTATTAACTACAGTAGGTGTAAGTGGTGAAGCAGCTCCTTTCACTATACGCAACTTACGATTTACTAGTATTGAAGAGTGGAAAGATTACTTTCGTCTTTCACAAAATCAAGACGATGCTGATGAACAAAATTATGGTACACCTAGTAGAGTTATAAAAAGTCCAGACAACAGAAAGTTTGGATTGTCTGCTATTCCTGATAAAGTTTATCGAATTTATTTTTATGCTTATGATTTACCAACAGCTTTATCAGCAGCTACAGACGCAATAGTTTTTCCAGACGTATATGTACCAGTACTAATTAATCGTGCAAGATATTATATGCACCAATTTAAAGATAATGCACAAGCCTCAGCATTTTCTTTACAGGACTATCAACGTGGATTAAGAAATATGAAACTACATTTGATGACCCCTGCGCCAACTTACATGAAAGATGATAGAATGAGGTTTATATAATGGCACAATCATTACCATATGCTGTATCATGTAAAGGTGGACTTAATAAAAATTTAAATCAATTTGAAATGTTAGCACATCCTGGAATTGCTACAACATTAGAAAACTTTGAAGTAGACGCAGACGGTGGTTACAGAAGAATAAATGGCTACGCATATTTTGGTGGAGACGATGCTACAAGACCTAATGGTTCAAATGCTATTCTAGGTCTTTTTGTTTATGCAGATGGTCTTATAGTTTGTTCAGGAACAAATGTTTATTTTACATTAGATGGAATTACTTGGCTACAGATTAATAAAGGATCAGTTGCTAGCAGTGGAGATGACTATACTGCATTTACTGGACGTTCAGTAGTAGCTAGAACATCTCAAGCTCAATGTAATTTTACTGTATATGAAGGAGATTCAACTTACGGAGAAGTAGTATTAACAGACAGTTCTTCTAGTACAAAACCTTTTTATTTTAAAATGACAGGCACTGGAGCTTTAAGTAATAGAACTTATTTTGCAAAAGAAATTACTGTTGACGGTACAGTATATCCTAAAACTTGTATAATACATAATAGACATTTAGTTGTTGCAGGAGACACGAATAATCCTAATACTATTTATTATAGTGGCACAGATGATATAGATGATTTTACAACTACAGGATCTGGTAGTATTAAACTAGATGATAAAGTTGTAGGAATACGTTCTTTTCGTAATGATCTTATAATTTTTTGTATTAACAGTATTTATAAACTTGAAAATATAAACATTGCTGCTTCAATAGCAATTACACCTATTACTAAAAATGTAGGTTGTATAGCTAATGGAAGTATCCAAGAATTTAGTGGTGATTTAGTATTTTTAAGTCCTGATGGAGTTCGTACTATTGCAGGTACAACACGTATTGGTGATGTAGAGTTAAGTTCTATTAGTAGACAAATACAACCTGTAACTAACGCAATAGCTTCAAAAGTAAATAATTTTATAATTACAAGTGAAGTACTTAGGGCTAAATCACAATATAGATTATTTTACACAGGATCTTCTCAATCAGCTCCTGAAGCAAAAGGTATTATAGGAAGTCTTACAACAGAAGGAATGGCTTGGTCAGAAACAAAAGGTGTACAATGTAGAGCTATTACATCAGGATTTAATGAAAATGAAGTAGAAGAAGCTTATCATGGAGATAATGATGGTAATGTTTATATACATGATACAGGAAATTTTTTCCAACACGGCTCAACAGAAGCAAGTATACTAGCGACTTACACAACTCCTAATTATGATTTTGGAGATCATGGAACTAGAAAAACAATAAACTATGTTAAAATTTCTGTAAGTCCTGAAGGAGTAACGCAACCTACTTTAAGAGTTCGATTTGATTATGAAGATCCTAATATACCACAGCCACTAGATTATAGCTTAGGTACAATAAGAATACCTTCTACGCTTGGTACAAGTATTTTTGGAACAAATTTTTTTGGTGGTACATTAGACCCAACTGTTAGACAAGCAGTACAAGGGACTGGAAACACAACAAGTTTTAGAATAAGATCAGAGGATAAAAATCCTCCATATGCGATTAATGGTTTGTATATAGACTATACACCAGCTAACAGGAGATAAGTTGAATGTCAAATTACGTACGACAAAGTAGTTTAGCCGATGGAGACATCATAACAGCAGCGTTATTTAATGATGAATATAATCAATTACTAGCTGCTTTTGCTTATGCTTCATCAGGAACAACAGGACATCAACACGATGGTGGAGCAGGTGAAGGCGGTAATGTACACACAATAGGTGATCAGAATTTTTTAAATAAAATTGTAGTAGATAGCACAAATAACCGTTGGGGAATTTTTGTTGAAGTAAGCAGTTCTGCTGTAGAGCAAATAAGAATACAAGATGGTGCAATTGTTCCAGCAACAGATAACGATATTGATTTAGGCACAACCTCTTTAGAATTTAAAGATGGATTTTTTGACGGCACAATACATGTAGATACTCTTGATGTAGATGCCAATGCTACAATAGCTGGGACTCTAGACATTACAGGAAACACAACTGTTGGTGGAACTCTTGTTGTTACAGGTACTACAACACTAAATGGAGGTACGCTTACTTTAGGTGACGCGGCTTCTGACAATGTTGTATTTGGAGCAGATGTAAATAGTAATATTATTCCTAATACTGATAGTGCTTATGACCTTGGTAGTGCTTCACAAGAGTGGAGAGACTTATACTTAGATGGTACTGCA